TGCCGTCAACTCCGCCCCCGAATGCGTAATTCCAGGTACCGGATAATGTCCCGAAACTTGACAGGTCGACCGTGATTTGATTATTCGCATAAGTGATTGAATCAGGAACTACCGCCTCGTCGGAACTGTCGACAATCACGCCCGGTAATCTTATATCTCCCTGCGTGTGCGCGATGGTCAAGACCCCGTTTGTCAGCTCGTCGTTAGTAAACGAGCCGGAAATAAACAGCGGGGTTTCCCCGTCGGCGCCAGCCGGTCCGGCCGGACCGCGAAACGCAATAGGATCTGACCAGTCCCCGGAAGTACTCGTATTCTTAATGTACAAATCGGATGTGTCTGTGGCTAGAAATGAAAAACCGGACACTTCTGCATCATAAGTGCTCTTTTCTGACAGCAGTCCGGTAGCATCTATAGTAAAGTTCTCGCCGTCTGTGCCGTCGGTGCCAAGGTATTTTACCCAGGTTGCTGACGCAAAATCAGCTTCAACGGGCGTCAATTCAGCCGCAGAATGAATTTCCGCGCGGTATTTGAGCGTATCTGACGGGATTGTATTCCAGCCGGTTCCAATGTTATCTGAGGCAAAAGCAACATAAACATAGGCATCAACACCATCTGCGCCGGCATCTCCCTGCACCCCTTGCAGACCCTGCTCGCCTTGCGGGCCTTCAACTCCCTGGATGCCCTGCTCGCCTTGAATGCCCTGATCCCCTTTGTCTCCTTTCAAGCTCGCGAGATAATCAGCCTCTGTTCCTGTATTACCGCCATTGATCCACACTTGATAAGCGTTGTCGCCCTGGTCTCCCTTCTCGCCTTGAATGCCCTGGAGACCTTTTATGTTGCAGGCAGAATTTCCCCATGCATCATTTACCTTTTGAAAAATATCGCAGCTGGAAGTGTTTAAATAAAAATCCCCGTTCGCGCCTGTGCCGGACGATGGAGCCGATACCCCGCAATGCCACACTGCACCGTTAGTTCCATCTTGCCCGTTTGTGCCATTGGTTCCGCTTGCAACCAGTAATTCCCAGTTGACAGTGTCGGCGGAAGGATTATTCCCTGTGTTTGCATCTGTTTTGGATCGATAAAAAGAACCGGAGTGTTCAACTCCGTCATTTACAATGTATTCTGCGGTCTCGTTCCACGCGCCTTTCGGAATTACCCCAAGCGTATCACCTGATCCGATATCTTTCCAGTCAGTCCCGTTATTCGAATACTGCCAGCGCGCCTGAGTCTGGCTAAACCTGATTTTGGGCTTATTGGCCGATGCGGTCTTGGCAATAAGCTCTTTGTCGCCGTCTGTGCCGTCACCGATCTCAAAACTGTTCGAACTTGTCCCCGTATCGGTGTTCTGGCTGTGTTTCCTGGAAACCGCATCCGCTAAATTGGTCTCTGTCTGTGAATATTCAGCAAGTATGCTTTGGTTGGCGTGATCATGCTTCTTGGTCACGGCGTCGTCAATATCCGCAATTGGAGAAACTGGCTTGCCCTGAATATCTGCCCAGTTAACTATTAAATCATTCATTTCGTCTTCAGACGATTTATACCACGCCGGACCCGCAGGATCATACCAGTAAACCGCCCCGCCGCTTTCAACCGTGCCATCTGCCGAGGCATCTGTCACGCGGACGACACACACCTCGCTCGGCGCTAAAGCATCGCGGGCGGCAAGGTCGCCAACAAGATAAACCTTGATTACATTTGTCGGAATTTGCGAAACTGGAATCTTTCCGTCCACTAGTTCCACATAAATCCCGCTATGGTCGTGGTCTATTGCGGAATACGCCGCGTCATGATTATGGCCGGCATCAGCCTTCCCCGCAAGGGCTGCCTGTTGCGCTGTCGATAACGGTTTGTCCGTATCAGCGGTGTTATCCGCATTGCCCAGCCCGACTTCGGACTTTGTGACACTATGCGGATTGCCCGTTGTTATTTCCTCATGCTGAGTGATTTTATCATTCAGAACCCGACCCTGGTTCGCGGAAAGGGTCTTGTCGGTCGAAATAGAATCCAGGCTGTCAATGATATCCGTAAGCAGCAGCCCTATCGCTCCGTCTGGAATAAGCGGCTCAGGACGCTCCATGCCTTCTTCATATGGATTGTTCTGCACCGTGACGGTGTCATTCAGCAGAAGTTTTTTTGTATCGCCTTCCCATAAAACTGCGGTCAATTCTTTGGTGTAGTAATCACTCTTGCCGTCAAACAACTCTATTAACACTGGCGCAGTCATCAGAAGCGGACCGCACATCTTGCCGTCTTCCAGGTGAAATGCCTCCGCGGCAGCAACAAGCGTTCCCCTGCAAAAAATAAAAAAGCCGAAGTCGCCGCCTTCCAGCATATCGGCGGGAATGCCGGTAAAAATAACATTTGCTATTTCGCGGATACCAAACATCGGGCGCTTGCCGACAATTCGCTTTTGAGAGATATCTATGTTGATTTCCACAGGTACATAAGCCATTACCAAACCCTCCCGGCGGACAAATCAACCCCAAGGTCGACGGATTTGCCGTCTTTGAGGTTTTCTGTTTTTGCCATGTTTATGTATTTATTGAACTCGTATTCATGAAACGAGGATAGTTCATAATCTGTATAAGTTTTTTTAGGTTGCTTCAGCAGGTCTGCTTTGGCGCCGCAAATTACCGCTTCCGCCCATTTGTCAATAAAAGGATATGTCATTTCATTGCTGTTAAACTCTGGAAGCAGTGAATACTTTGCGTAAAATCCGTTTTCTTTCCCGCTTGATGCCGCGGATGATAAAATTATTTTTGAATTAGCTCCGTCCAGTTCGTACTCAGACGGATTCAATGTCCGCCCGGCTAGTTTGATCTCGATAACACGCCAGATTAAGGCGTCATAGTCAATTGGAATTACATATTCAGACTGCCCGCCAACAGTGTTTTGAATATTCACCCCGCGCCACGCCTCGCTCTCTCTGCAAAATTTCCGCGCAGATTTGCGGATTGATTGCAATACTGCAAATTCAAGCGCGCCTGGAGTGTCTAATATTATCAATGGTACCATTTCGCTGAAAACTTCCATTATCCGTATACCTCCAGTTTAAATTTTTCCAGCATGACTGCAGATGCGGTGTAGTCTCTAGGTATGCTTTCCAGGGCCTTTGCGCAAATATAATAAACCAGCGCATTTTTAAATATTCCACTCAATTCAACTTCACCTTCAAATTCCTGCACCGTAATTCCGTCATGCATTCTGCCGCGATAGTCAAGCCGGGTGTCAGGACGCATTTTCCATATCTCCATGACGCCGGAATTAAACCATTCTTGAAAATAAGACGCCGGGTAGCTGTAATCGGCGCTATTGATTGCATTTTCATATTGAGCTTGATAACTCGCCGCAATACCCCCGTTCTCACTGGCATTTCCGGCATCCACTTCATACGCGCGCGCAAGAACAAAGAAATACAATGCATTTTCAAACCCTTCATGTACTCCTGTCTGTTTGGCATCGTGGCGTTTGTTTCTGATATCCACATTCCCTGCGGAACACCAATCGCTTAAGTCGCTATCCTGCCAGCGGTAAGGAACGATGTTGTCATTGAGCGCGGTGCGCGCTCTGGCAATCACCGACGCCTGCGAACAGGTGAGAAGCTCAACCGCTCCCAGCAAATGCCTGGCTTCGTCAATTGTTTCTTGCACGTTTATCATGATTATTGTTCCTTGAATTCCTTGCCGAGAATTGCCGCGGCAAGCTCTGCCTCCTTGCCGATGCGGTAGCTCTGCGCAGCTTTATCAATGCCGGCGGCTTTTGCCGCTTCAAGCAAATCAGCTCTGCCCATGGAAACAAGCTCCGACTCGCGGACTTCACGGCAGGCAGTAACGCCTTGAAGCTTCTGTTTCAGGGATTCATTTTCAAATTCAGCGCGGATAAGCTTCTCTTGCAGTTCGCTGAGTTCGATATCTTTTTCGTCAAGGGTTTTGTAAAAACTTTCCGGGTCGATATCCAGACGCCCTATCACTGTCCCGTCTTTTTTACATTCGACAAATTTAGTTCTTTCCGCCATCAGGTGCGCATTCCACACAAATACGCGGCCGTTTTCGATGTTCTTCAAGTAGCGTCTTTTGTCTTCAGGCATTTTCTACCTCATTAGTTCAGGTTATGCCCCGCCGGGGCGGGGCGGATTCTGCTATCAGCCTTTCTTCCAGACTGCATGGACAAGGGATTCGCCTTTGACTACTTTGAACCCGAATACATTCAGGCTGCGGTAGTAATCAAGGAAACGCTTTTCTGCTTTGATCTTTTCGCCGTCCACAACCAGCTGGGTCGCAAACGTGAGTGCATCACGATGACCGGCAACAATATTAGTCACCTTGTCAGTGCTGGTGTTGGTTTCAACATACAGGTTGTTGGTTTTGTAAATGTCGAAATTGGCGAAGTTGCCTATCTTGCCGACACGCAGTGCACTCTTTTCATCTCCGGTAATCGAGGCGTTTTTCAGGTCTGATGCCATGGCCGCGGTGTGCGCCCAGCTTGGAAGTATCAGCCAGCGACCTTCCTGGGGAACGTTCTGTTCATCCAATACCAGTTCCATTTTCAGGATTTCATCAATGATGTTGTCCTTGGAAACCGTGACCGGGGTGTCAGTGATGCCAAGGTTGATGTCTCCGCTGACCGCGCCGGCTGTCGCCCCGGCATTCGCAGAAGCGGCATCAGCATAAATCGCAGCAAAAACATCTTTTTCGATTGCTACTTTCATGTCCTTGCCGCCGCTTTCTGCAAACCTGTCGACATAGTCGATATCAGACTGCTTCACATCCACATAGTTGGCCGGAAAGTTGAAATACTTGCCTTTGTTGATAAGCAGCTCAACCATGTTGCGGGCTGGCTCATCTGACTCCAGGTCTATTGACGCATCATAATCACGAATAGTGATATGCGGGGTTACACGGATTTTTACGGTATCACCCTTTTCCTTGATCTCGCCTTCATAGTCCGTATTCGAGATTTCTGAAAGACAGGTATGCGCGTACAACGCCGCAACCATTTTCAGAGACCATATCTCAGGTACGAAATTATTCGGTGATGCAACGGGATTTATAGCCATTTTTCTAGTCCTTTATGTTTCAATGTCGGACGTGCTGAACTATCAGCTTCCTTTGGTTTTAACTATTGCTGATTCGTCCATTTTGCATTGCCCGATTATAACTCTTGTTTCTTTTCTGAAACTCCTCATAGCTGATCCTGCCTTTTCTAAAGGCTTCGCTTGCAGCCTTGAGGTAGTCCGCCGGGAGCACTTCTGGTGCACTTGCAACAGTTTGTTTCTTGTGGGGAGCAACCGGCCTTGCAGGCTGGGGAATCGGCTGTTGGCTCAAATGTGACTGCGATGGAATTGACGCTGGAACTTGCGCCTCCTGCCCGGGTTGAACCTGCTGGAAACCCGCTGGAATAACTCCGCTCCATGCCCCTTCGCGAATCATTAAAGCCTGGGCATCTGCCAGCAGTTCAGCGGCCGCCTGCGGATTGTTGCGGCTTCGCATGTCTTCAAGCAGTTCACCAAGGGAAATCCCTCTTTCTGAATAATTCCGGCTTGCATAATGGAAAGACGGCTGGCGCGTTACCTCTGCGTAACCGGCGGCACCCATCCCCCGAAGCGCGGCATCTACCGCTGATTCAAAAGACCCGGCAATATTCGAATTGCTCAACTGCGAAACCTGCTGCTTGAGTCCATCCAGTTCTTGGCTGATCAAAGGAGACACGATTGACATCAAAGCTTCAACATCAGAAGAATCGTAACCCGCTCTGGCAAGTTGCGCCATCGTCTCATGGGAAACATTAAAGTTAGCGTTATTCTCCGCTGTCCGCTGTTGCGGCGGTTCTTTTGAAGACGCCTGCAATCTCTGGATTTCATCAGCATAATCTGCGACTATGCCTCTCAGCTGCTCATTCTCCTTCTGGAGCTTCGGTACCTCATGGTCATATTTCCCCTTGAGGGTTTTGTACTTTTGCTCGTAAGAACCCTCTCTCACGGACGAATCGGTAGTTTCCGATAGTGGACCGTCGTGGATCGGCTCCAGGGTTGCTTCCTCTCCCGGCTTGCCGTCGTCAGTAATTACACGACTTTCGGCAGTCTCGGTGACGCCATCCGCTGTCGGCATTGCCTGGACGGGTTCAGTTCCCTGAGTGTCCGCCGGGACCGCCTGCCCTTCTGCTTCGGCTCTTGCCTGCTCGGCGGCCTCAAGCTGTTTCATGACTGCGGCTGGTACATTTGTGTACTGTTCAATGTTGCTGCTCATTGTGCTCGTCCCTTCGCCGGGTTCTGTGTCAAGAGTGTCCGGCTGGTTGGTTGTTTATGTTTTAGCCGGGTTCTGTGTCAAGAGTGTCCGGCTGGAAAACCAATTCTATCTTCTATCTTTAAATTCTTTAAATTCTATTAACGCAATAACGTCACGCAGCGCCTGGCACTGTCCTTTCAGGACAAAAGTCTGGTTTACGCCCATTTCTATTTCATTGCGTTTGCCGATATCAGCAATGTGTGTTTCTAATGCTTCTCTTAAAAATTTCAGCCGCGGGTCGGTTGCCAGCGACTCCAGGGCTTTCGTCTGGTCTTGAGTTTTTCTTATCATTCGGACGCCCCATGGATTTGCGGTGCGGTGCCACCCCACGGCATTGCCGGGGCCTGTCCGGTTGCCAGCATTAACATCTGCTGCGCCTGGGTCTGGTCTATCACGCCGGACGTCATCGCCCCTTGAATCGCCTGCGCAAGAAAACTTGATTTTTCACTCTGACTGGCTTCATCATGAAGCCTTTCCAGCGTTGAATCGTTCGGCACCAGGCTTCCGGCGGGCATGTCCAGAGTTTTTATTACTTCGCGCAATAGCTTGATCAAGCCGTCTTCTTTGATGATTTTCTGCAGCGTCTGGCTGCTTAATACCAGTTGCAAAAACTCCTGACGCCGAATCTGCATCTGCTCTTTCATGCTCATGCCGAGAACGCCGCGCGTGACAATCCTCATATCTCCCTTGCAGTCATCAGATACTTGCGGGTCCTGCATGTTGCGGTAGTACAAATCCTTTAACACTTCCTCTAGAATGCCCCGGTCAAGGTTTATCACCGCCTTTTTGAAGGTGCGCTGGGATGCGTTCATCAGCATCGAGAGGCCAGTTGCTGTCCTGGCGGCTCCGCTTCGAGCTCCCTCGGCGCTTCCCTGGATATAACGCGGTACTCCCGAATATTCATCTGCCTCATTGTCAAAGCGGGCTAGCACTGGCAGAATCTGTTCCAGGTTTGCACTGGGCTGGTAAAAGCCTACCGGCTGACCGCTGCCTCTTGCTTTTGAACCGTCATAAGCCCACACCTTCCACGGGAAAACCTTTGTCGGGTCGCATGACGGGTCAATTGAACTGCTGTCAATCATCACTTGAGGACCGGAAGATATTGCCAGATTGTTTGACATTGCACGCCGCGTTGAATTGATCCCTTTTTGCGGGGAACGTAATTTCTCAGGCAGGCTTTCCCCCCATATGCTGTCAATGTCGGCATCGTATGACGCGCTGTAATAAAATTTGCTGTTAAGGGGATTGCTGTTTATTTCGGCGAAAATTACTATTTTATCGATTATTATGGCATGGATCGCGTATTCTGCCGTATCATCCAGCGTACTCTCCATTCCCCACTCCAGAAGCATGCGCCCGGGAACATTTCCCCAGAACTCATACCCCTCAATAATACCTTCAGTTGTATCGCCCGCGTAAATGGTTGAATTTTGGCTGAATTGAGAATGCAGCTCGCTGTGGTCGCTTGAAATATTGTCTGTCAGCCTGCCGCTGCGCCCGTAAAGCCCGAGGGCTTCTGATATCTTTTCCTCATTGTAACCGGGTGAGTTTTTTAAACTGTCAAGTTCGGCGCGGCTGAATCTTACTTTTTCCAGAAGAGAGCCGTCATCTATGCTTTGGGCGTGAGGAGAAGGAAATACATTAAAAGGAGAAACCCGCTCCCACTGTAAAATTATCTCATCTTTCTCCTCCAGATTACCCCCGGCTACCCTGATGCGCCGTTCCATTCTTTCCACGGCCCTCATAAACGCCGCAGGATAAGTACAGAAATCTTTGATTATACGTTCAAATTGATTCCAGAAGCCCCCTTCTTCAAGCTGGTCTTCCATTTTTCGCCGCATCCTGTCCGTCTTGCGCCGGGCTTCTGCATCTGTCAGGTTAATTAACTCCTGACGCATGTCACGCGCAAACTGGTAAACATCTACCTCGCTCAGGACAAGCCCATCTGACTGCATTTCGTAATAATGCTCCATTGCAAGCTGCGTAATCTGTTCAACCGATTCTTCCGGCAGGTCTGGTTCAGGCGTTGGTTCTAGCGTCCAGCACTGTTCTCCCGCTTGGGAATATATGTCAGACAGCCACGCCGTTGCCGCATTGATCTTCTGCTTCGTCAGCGGTTGAAAATCAGAACACCCACCGGTTTTGGCGATTACCGCCAGTTCTTCCGCACTGTATTTGTTATGCGCCTGCCGTTTGCACGCTTCTAATTCGCGGGTTATTTCGGTACGCGCATTCCCGTACTCCTGGATGACTTTGAAAATATAGGAACTCAGCCCGTCAAGCGTCTGTGCATTAACGCCGCCGTCAGGAACGAGTGTTGCTTCTATCGGTTCAGTATCCATTAATACCACCTGTAGTTCTTTTAAGGTACTATATACCCAGTTTAATTTTATGTCAAGAGAAAAATATACCCAGTTTTAAAATGCAAGCTCAAAAAAACTGTATTTAACTCATACCCAGTTACCTTTTTGCCATTCCGGGGACTGCCGGTGCTCAAGTGTCATTTGCCGCGGCGAAATTTTCTTTGCGCCGCTTACTCAACTGTAAATCTTCAATCAACTCCCTGGTTTTTATTGGATTTGACTTCGCCCGGGACGCCATGTATATTTGCCGCAGGATCGGTGTGAGTCTTAGTGCTCCGTGGGTGAAAATCCCCGGCCGGTCCTGCTTTTTTTGTCTGGTAAAGAGTGATTACCTTCTCGTTTTTGCCCTTCTTCAAAACAACCAGCAATAAACCGTTTTGGTCATAAACATGTATTTCGTCATTCTTTTTCCTCTTCCCAGGCTTGATTTCAGGCTCTGTTGAACGGACTATTTCACCGATATTTATAATATCATTGGCTGTCACCGGGCTCTTTTTGCCGCTGTAATGCTCTTTCATTATATGCACCATGCCGCGGCGGTCGTTCCCGTGTCCGAAACGGACATAATGATCTAAGGCATCAAGGTCACTTTTACGCACGTCGTAATGTGTGTTTTTGCCAGTGACTACATCATAAATACCCCGCTGGGATTCGTTGAATTCAACCCCGTCAAGGTCTGAAATAAAACGCTTAATTAGATCACTTAAACTTTTGCGGTCTGTGGCTGACATGTATTTGACTGACTCTGGACCGTAATTGCTCCTGCCGGTCGCCCCGCGCTTCGCAAGCTTGCCGGACAGCGCACGGTCGTAAATGTCATTGAGCTTGTCTATCAGGCGCTCTTTACCGAACAGCATCTGAATCCTGTGCAGCAGCCTGTTCGAGATCAGCTTCAGCTTGCCGGATATTCCCTTGTGGGCTCGGGCAAAATCATTGACTTTCTCTATCGCCTGCTCATGGTTGAGGCCTTTGGCTTGCGCCGCACGGTCAAAACTCTTGGCTTCGGATTCTGTCAATAACAAATCATATGCATAATGCAGCGCCTCATGCCGCGCCGTATCTTCCACATTCCCCTTGTTCTCTGAAATATCAATGAACGCGTTCTTGTAGCGCCCGAACACCTCGATGCCCTTGCGGTTGAATAGCTTTTCAGCAAATGCAACATTCCGGGTACCGGTCATTTTTTCGACCAGCGCAAGCGCCTTGACTTTATTTCCCACTTTGATTTCATGGAAACCTACACTTTTATCCGCGCGGTACAAACCGGCATCATTTCCTGCCTTTGACGCCGGCCTGGTTTCCGTCCCGTCTTTCCAGTTCAGGTGACTGCCCGCAGCGTCCGGGGAGTTGCCGTGCTTCGCAGCCGGTTTCACTCCCGGATACTTCTTCTCAAGCCCAGCCAGCCACGGGAAAATACCCGCTTCCCACTGCTCGAAACTGCTGTAGTTCCCGGACTTGGCATTCCCGGATTTATCGGCTACAGCTTCTTGAGAACCGGTCGCCAAAGCCTTTTGCTCCGTTGCGGCATCTGCCGCGGCAGATACATCTGCATCCGCGGCTCCACGGTTGCTCTTGGTCTCTTCTGCTTGAAATTTGTCCTGCATTACGCCTTCTGACGGCTCCCGGGGAAGTGCCTGCATTACCCCTTCCTGAGCCTCCAAGCCCGGCATCTCCTCCCCCTTGACGGGAACCGCCATGTCAGGTTCGGCAGGAACGTCAACCGGTAAGCCTTCCTGCTCTTTTGTCAATTTCCCGGCAAGGTCCTGCATTGGAGCGGAATTCCAAACGCCGTCATCAACGCCGCTTTCAATAAGCTTGGTAATCTCCTTTAATCCGGCAGCCGACTGCGCCGTATCGCCGGAATCATTCAATATCGCCTTGCCGTCAAACATATTCACGCTTGCCCCGCCAGCTATCGCTTTTTTGTTGTCAAGGTATGCCTTGACCTGATCCGGCTTGAACCTTTTCAATTTATTAAGTGAAATATTCCCGGCATTGTAAGCCTCGAATACCTCATCGAATGAGCCCTGCCCGTAAACCTCTTCGTAATTTTTCCCGGCTTCGGCTACACGGTCAAATTGAGCTTGCGCCCTTGCCCGGTTGCGGCTTGCCCCGTCAAGCTTCAGTTTGCGCACCATATGGGCACTGCCGGTGCCGAGCCCGCTTATTACCGCCATGGGGCCAAGCGAACTTGTAAATGCTTCGGTTATGCGCCTGCGGTAGTCATTCACATTGATATCTGAAGTGAGATTCGTCCCCAAAAATGAGTCATTCAGCAGGCGCGACAAGACATCAGCCGCCACGAACACCGCTTCCTGCCCTGATTCCCCAAGCGATTCGGACACAACACGCGCTCCAAATTTGAGCCCCTTGCCTCCAAGCTTGGTGAAGCCGCGGCCGCCGTATTTTAAGGCCGTGCGCAATGCTGCTCTTTTCAACGGCCTTGCCAAAGATTTTGCCAGCGCACTCCTGCCCAGCGGCAGACGGTCAAGTGTTCCATAAACGATGCCCGCTGGCAGCGCCATGCCCGCCGCTATCTTCGGGGCAACACCGCTGTCAACCAGCTCATTGTAAACTTCACCCGAACCGGTCAGAGAGAAAAACGCCGACGACGCGGCTGGTCCCCCGGCTATTCCTGCCACCGTCCCGGCAGCCAGTGCCGGAGTCATTTCAACAACATCAAGAAAAATATTTGCCAATGGATTCCCGGACATCTCTGCCTTGTCATGTTTAAGGGCTGTTTTATTGTATTCAGAGCTCTTGCGGTAAATCTCATCCCACTCGCTGCTCAACATACGTGTCGGGGTCCACAGGGCTTTTCCGGTAGATTCATAACCGCGCTTCAAACGCTTCCAGGCATTTTTCGCAAATAACGGCAGTTCATTGTTGACAAATATCTTCCAGGGAGTCTGCAAGCTCGCCTTGAACTCATCCGAAATATCCGAACGTTCAAGGAACTGCTCATAATACTCCTTGTCCGCATTGTATATCTCATACGGCTCCTGGTTCAGCTTGCCGGACTGCCCCGTGTGTTCAAGGTAAAGTTGATTGTTATGGCCTTTTAAATGTCTTTGGAATTCAAGCTCTTTTTGCGGCAGAATGCGTTTGCCGTCGGAAGGAAAAATAGAACTTATTTCTTCTTCCGTCAGCCGCGGCGACAACAGGTCTGATATTTGCTCGTCGGAATAGTACGGCACATTTGACGAATCAAGCCTTGTCCCGCCGGTGCCTGCCAGTCCCGCATTGACGCGGCTTGTAAACTCATCCGGGTCAAAACCGTTTTTGTACGGCTCTTTTTTTACATCATAAGAACTCATGGCATTATCCTCTTATGCTTGATTCTGTTTTTTCAGGTTTTCCAGCGCGGCTCTGACTTTCGGCGCGCTTTTATGGTTCGGGTTGGCTTCCAGCCACTTGAGCGCCTGCCTGACTTCGCCGCTTTCCCCCTGCCCGTTCAAAGGACCACGCCTCTGGATTTGATCTTTTCTCAAGCGCTGGGCTTTTTTTGAGAGCTGGTTTACTTCTGGAGAATTGCCATTCCAGGCCTTGAATAGTTCTATTCCGGCAACTGTCGGGCTAAGCCACTCATACCAGTTCAGGTTGCGGAATGGATGTTTCTTTAATTCATCGCTCTTTTTCTTTGCAGTCGCTTCATACTGGCTCGCGTGTATAATCCCCTGCATTCGCGCCGCTCTTTTTGCGATATCGTCATCAGAGGCGTTAGGGTTCTGCTGGCGGAGGGCGGTAAAGGAATCCACGTAACCTTTAGCCGCGGGATTTAAAATCGCCTTACCGTTTTTATCCATAATATATTTACCACTCTTGTCTTTCAGGTGAAGTTCAGGCATGTCATACCCGTTCCTTATGCCTGCGGCAATCGCGTGACCAGGTACTTCTGCAGGTGTTTTCTCCTGCCGGATCTTACCGTTGAACTGACGGCGTAACGCTTTAGCCGCATCTGACTCTTCTTTTCTCCGCTGCGTCTCCAGGCTCATTATTGCATACGCCTGACCCTTGGTGAAAACCTTGCGCTCCCCCGCGCTGTTGGTCACGGTAAAGCCCCCGTCTGGATTAATTGATATTCCAGTGATGTCCTTGGCGGTCTTGTTCCGGTATTCTTTCAATATGTCATTCGCGTCGCGCCCGGAATGGTACACGTCAAATATCATTCTGGATTTATGCGACGGGAACAGCGTCGCGAATTTCTTGTCTTCACGCATTTGCTTGGCGTGTTCGGATTCTTCCTTGGTTACATTGAATTTATGCTTGAAGGAATTAAGCCGTGCCTCATTCAGGGCAAGCTGGCTGTTTTTCAGTTTTGCGTCCAGCTCACTCTGCTTCTTTGCCAGCTCGTAGCGGTTATTCTCCAGGTTATAACGTTTGCTTTCCATATCGCGCGAGTGCCTGGCATTGGCATCCATAATGTCCGCACGCCGCGTTTCCATGGCCTCAAGATGACCCATGTGCTGTAATCTACGATCACTTTCCACCTGGTTCTGCCGGTCTGAACGTGCCAGCCTCAACCCCTGCAATGCTCCTGCGTATTCAGTCATAACTGCCCCCTTGCTTTAAAAGTCAAATCCGGAGTACGCTTCATATGCAGCCTGGTCTGCCGCCGCGGTCCGGGTGTAATTATTGTATGCATTTTGCAGATTCCCCGCAGTACCCAGCGCGCCGGTCGCTGCTCCGTAATTGCTTGTGGCATAACTCGCCAGCGGAGACGCCATTCCTGCCAGCTGCATATTCCGGTTGAACGACAAGTCGCGGGCCTGTATCCTCGCACGGTTGCGTGCCCCGGCTTCCGCCGCTGCCCTCATCAGATTCAAGTCCTGCTGTTTCCCCTGAAAGCGTCCGCTGGTGGGACTGATGCCGTAACGCGCCAGTTGACGGTTCTGCTGGTCTGCCATTTTATCAAATGCCTGGTTTACCCCCATTGTCGCCTGGTCTGCCATCTGCTGTTCGCTTACATTCGCCAGCTTTGCCGCTGCGTTCATCGCCGGCTTGAACCGCTGGTTGAACTGGCTGAACAGGGCATTCCCCATATTGCTCAGGCTTCCGGCCATGTTTGCCGCCTGGCTTCCGTAGTTGCTCAGGTTCTGCAAGCCGCTACGGAAACTGTTGCCGTAAGAATTTCTCAGCCCGCTGCTCTTGTTCGATCCCAGCGAATATCCCTTGCTGTTCTGGATTTGCGGAACATTCCCGTCTTTTCTAACCTGAATGTTGTTTCCCGAGTTGAGGGCTTTCATCTCGGCTGCAAAATCAGCGGCAGTCTGCGTCAGTATTGGTACCATTGACATTAACATAATCAGCTCTCCTTTCCTTGTTTTTCATATTTTGATTTATTGGGAAAAATTTCTTGCAGGAACTCGCTCACCCCGGATTCAAATCCCGCATTATTGTAACCTAGAAAATCTTTGCCGGAACATTGCACTTTGACCTTGCCAGGCCCCCCGGCGTCGCTTTCAAACGTCGCTTTCCGCCCGTCAAGCCCGTAAAGCGGAGAGCCGTAGTAGTTGTGATAAAGCGCACATACAGCCAGTCCCGGTTCCAATTCACGTTCTTTTTTAAATACATTCCCTAGTTCTATTAACTTACTGCGCTCAAATACTGAGGGAATGTGCTCCTCGCAGTGGATTGTGCTCCTGCCGTACTTGTGCAGGGCTTCTCCAGTAGCTCTCAATACCTGATGCCACACACGGGAATCATTTTTGTAATTAAGCAGGTTTCTGCCCCCCGTCAGCACCGGAATATCCCGCGCCTCCATACGGTTCAGCAGGATATAGTCATCACACCAGTAAATATTGTAATCTGCGTCCGAATCCTCTGCCGCCTTCAGCCGCTTGCGGAACAGGTTGATGTTCTTCCGGCTGTCGTCCGGGACCGAATCGATCACTTTCACGTCCTGCAGCCAGTCCGGTGCATTGTCGCAAACCACAATCACATCACGGTATCCAGCCAGATTGCGCTCGATTGAACGCAGTGCATAGCGCAGTTCCTCCCTGTCACGCCCTGAATCTTTGCTCCACAGCGGAATGACCACATCAAAAACCCCGTCAGGCAGTCTTTGTTTTTCTTGCCGTTCGGAAACTTCTTTGTTTTTCTTCTTTGAACCGCACGTGCTGCACCCTTTTTTATCTTTGGTTTTTGCCCCGCTTGACAGCTTGTCAACCGCCAGCCATAAACGCCGCAAACGGTCAATATGCTCCGGCTTTAAATTCAATCCCTCTTCCTGCAATGAACGCCGGAAATCCGTGATCGCGCGGAACAACACGTTATCCAGAAACTCCATGTGATGTTCTGCATTGATCAGTTCGCCAAGAAAATCCGGGCGATGGTCCAGCTCCGCGCCTTGCCCGTGCCCGGACATCACCTCTTTGCCGTAGCTCATTGCCGCCGACAGGTGCTTCATTGCGCAATTGTGACATTTCATGTTTTTCATATCTTGATTCCTTATGATGAGTTGCAAAGTTCAGAACGAGGCATCCATGCCGCATACTGCGCCGGATAGTTGCCTGGTCCGATATCCCTCAATCCGCTGAACCCGTAATTCGCGTTCATCTGTGCGGTTACCGCATCCGCCTCTGATTTAGTGGCAAATGGACCTGCCTCAATAGAGACACATGAGTTGACATCCCCTGAAGGGTATATTGAAATATCCGTCAGGAATACAGTGCCGAATGAAAGATAATACGTATACCAGTTGTTTATCGCTGTAGCCGTCACATACCAGTAAGGACATGAACAATCCCCCGGCACGGCGGTTTGCGGATCATGGCCATTGTAGTAGCTCCTGGTATACTCGTTGAATTCGCCTGTTTCCTCACTGATAAATATATCCGATTCACGCCAGTCGCCCAATGCCGGATCATACCAGTCAGGCTTGTTTGCGTCCAGCCACGCCCCGGCAACACACAGGTTGTCAAACGGGCCGCCGATTACATGCCGCTTTTCATACGTCCACCAGCCGTAAGACTCGCGGATATAACACTCTTCTATTGCTTGCGGCGGCAGTACTGACATTATTGTTCGCGCCCGCGTATAACACGGCGTGGACATGTCCGACCAGTTGTCCGACGTACACACGTCCACCACATAATGCGCGTACCCGTCAGGCGTGAAGTCTTTGCAGGTACAGCAAATTTTACGGGCAAGGTCATCCCAATCCTCAAGCGCCTCCTGCCCAAACCACGCCTCTGCCTCCAGCCTGCTGGTAAACACATCCGGCTTTGCCTGGTAAACCTTGTAAACTTCGCCCAGTACCTCCTTGGTGCCGCCGATCGGCACAAACCCCGGAATCCACATTGTGTCCACTATGTTCACGCTCTGCACATGGCAGATGTAAATCCGGTATTCGCAGAACGAAGGTTCATCCGGGTGGCTGCAGCATATCGCAAACGCCCCGTACCAGTCATCGCTCAACGGCGGGTCTGTGCTTGTTGATGTCGAAGAACTTCCGCTGGGATCGGGGTCGGGATCAGGATCAGGATCAGGATCAGGATCAGGATCGGGATCAGGGTCGGGACCGGGAGGAGGGTCATCAGGATCAGGACCGGGAGGCGGATCATCAGGATCAGGACCGGGAGGCGGATCATCAGGATCAGGACCGGGAGGCGGATCGGGCGGTGTTACCGGACACGGTCCCTGGCAGCATTCATATTCATCCTCAAACCCGTAATACGGGCAGCACTCCGGGTCTTGGGAACCCAGAATATAACACGGGCATTCCTCAATGTTTTCCTCGGTGTAGGGACAGCAGCACGGAAAATGCTCACAGAACACGATCTTGCCGCCTTCCATGATTATTTCACCGTTATGCATCCAGAAATACTGCTCTCCCATTGTCAGCACTCCTTGCCTTCAACAATCACATCTTCCCTACGCCCCGGCACTGTCGCCGGGCTGATGGTGAATATCCGCTTCTTTTCCTGCTTTAACGTCAAGTCTTCAATCTTCACGTTGCGCACAAAGTCCTCCGCCGTGAATTTCTCACGGATGAAACTCTCAATGTACCCGTAAATGATATTCCTGAACTCCACTGTACTTGAAAATTCCACAAACTCGGCTATCACATCCCGCCTGCGCAGTTCGTCAATGCTTTTGACTATTGCGTCAAACAACTGTTTTTCATATTGGTCTTGAATACATGTGGTATCAGGAATTGAGGTCTGGCGCTTGCCGATTATTTCTTTGACGCTTGCCATTGCTAAATCTCCCTGACGCTGGTTGCCAGAACCGCCCCGTCAACGCGGTAATCTGTTTCTATTCTGATCTGCCACTCTTTTTCTCGCCGGGTCAGCGGCAGGCGCATTACATCTGGGGAATGAACATCATACGACCCGTACTCTTCTCCTCCACTCAATAACTTTACTGTTACAGGATAATCTTCCGCTGTCACCTGCAGCGCATTCCAGTTCAGCGGACAGGAAAACTCAAATACTTTTGACTGCCATACCGCTCCCATGCTGCCCTGTTCCCACGAAGTGCAGATATCCTCATGTAAATTGAATATCCACGCTTTTGTCCAGCCGGCTCCTGCAAACGCCACGTAGCGCTCATCATGCGAAGTTGAAATAAATGTTGCAGGCTCAAGCGCCTGCCAGTCTTCTTTGCGGAATGTACCGCGCGTCAGCACCTTGAACCCGCCGTCAGTCACCGCGACCAGCCCGTCAGGGCTCGGATAAAATACATCGCCGTTGATCTTCACAATCCCGCGGCGCGTCAGGCAAGGCTGCTCAAATGCCACCTCAACCGGCGTCATCATATCCGGACGGTTGCCCACAAATAAATAAAGCTTGCCGTCAGTCATGACTACCAGCGTATTGCGACGCGAAGCCATCCCGACAATATCATTATCAACGTTGAGAACATACTTGTAAGGCCATTGATGCGGCAGATATGGATCGGAAAACCAGATGTCGCGCCCTTTGTTCGCCGCAAGAAATCCGCCCGAACACCGCACCAGGTTATCCAGCCCGTCAGGAGGATTCCCGAAATTCGGCATCTTTTCCGCAAGCTCTTCATCTTCCAGGTCGTCGATAAATCCGGTCGCCGTAATGTCCAGCTCAGTTAAAAAGTAAAACCCGTCTTCCTGCTCGGTTCCCGCTGAACGGTAAATGCGGACCTTTTGGATGTTGCCGCCGGGAGACGCTCCAAGATCGCCGATCCTTATCTTTTCCCCCGGGTATCTCGTTATTCGCTCCGATAATTCAGAGGGGGGGCCCTCAACCCCGAGGTCATCAACATATCGTGTCACGTAATAATAATCCTTGGCGGTGTCAGCATAGGCGATGTTCAGGATGAATTCCACTTTGCGCCCTGGTATGGTAATGCTTGTAGTGTTCTCCGTGGTTGCTTCTGGGGAATCTTCAGTGGGGGTTTCGCTGTCATAGGTTCTGTAAGACTCTACATAGCAATAGCCGATAAGCTTGTTCTTGTCGCTTCTGATCTCAATATTTGAGCCATCCGACAGATTTGAACTGAATTTTTCCGGCAGTAGATGATAATATGCTGATTCATCTTCAGAATCACCCACAGGAATGGAAACGTCTTTATTGGGTATCCATAATTGATAGACCGGATAAACTAGCACTCCCCCAGTTATCTGCCCGTCTTTTAATCCGGAAAAATGAAAACGCGCAATCTTTCTATCCCCATCCTTCACCAGCTCTAGAAAGGTCAATTCAGTTTTTGTGCCGTAAACATACACTCCCCACGCCCTCAGCTCTTCCGTTATCAACTCCTCTACCGCTTTTACCCGTTCAAGACCAGCCGGGGCGGGCGGCGTCGGAAACTTTACCTCGCGCTCCGGATCAAATGTGCCTTTTACCATCAATGGACCAACTCCGTCTGTGTAATAAATCCGCTTGTACTCGTCATTCACAATTGGTCCCTGTACTTCGCAAATCTTTCCGGCTTCCTCGCTCGTGTCTACCGTTGCCGTCAGCGCCTTGGGCTGAAGCTTGCCGCCCAGAAGCTCACAGCCGTCAGCTATAGTCGCCATGTCGTCCGGCAGCATCTTTTCCGCGTAACGCGGCGCGATACCCTTGAAACTCTTTATCCCTATTTTCATTAAACAAATCCTCCCCAGCCTGCCTGGTGTCCGAAATCTATTTTAACCCGCCCGATGTCGGAAGCCTGGACAAGCGGCCCCTCAACCTTGAGCGCCAGATATTGAAGCGCATCATGCGGATGCGAAAACTCGTTCTTTTCCGGCTCTTCCTTATATTTTTCCGTTCCGGTTACCGCCAGCCGTTTGAACATGTAACCGCCAATAAAACCCTCATGCAGAATCTGGCACGAGGGATCAAGCAGAAACGCCGGCGTTTCTCCGTAACGCTTCTGAAGAAATCCAGCCACCGCCTGACGACGCGTCAGAAACGCGTTGGTCCTCGCCGGATTTGTGGGTATTCCCGCAGCATTCAGCTCCTGGATGCAGGTGCTCCCGTCTGTCTGCGCACGTTGCGTTCCCGCCGGGTCACATTCGCTGATTATCTGCATTCCGGCAAATTCACCTTGCAGTACCGGGCGGATTATGTCGCACGCAAAATGCCTTATCGCCATGTCTTCTGCACAATATTCCCGTAAAATCCTTAACTGCCCCTGCTTGAATTGGCCGGTCGGGACGATCTGCCCCATGATGCACGCCGGGGTCAAACCAAAATCCCAACCCAGATACAGCGGCAGACCCCGGAATATTTCCAGTGCCGTGTCCGAATGATGCACTGAATCCGCATAAAGATCATGGTAAACCGGCTTCCCGTCGAACACACTACCGTAATCCCCCTGAACCATTACTTTTATCCACTCCTCATCTGCTCCGCCAAGCAGGTCAAGCCAGTATTGATAACCTTTCGGCTGGTTCTGAACATTCTCTGCCGCTGGATTTGCGGAATACCACCCGGCTTTCTTTATCAGTGCACCCGGCTGGCGGTAGAACTTCCAGCCGGCTGGCTTTTCCTCTTCCGCTAAACGGTACCACCAGTGACGCGTATTCGGTGGATTCGTGTCCATGATCATGCCAGACCAGTACGGAGGCTTGTTCGCGGTTTCGCATTCTGCCAGGTATTCTGCACTGAAACTCTTCTTCGCCGGGTAGCGCCCCGTCCTCGAAAACACCGCGTCAACAATCTTTTTCGGCAGCTCGCGCGCCTCATTGATCCACGCTCCGGTTATTTCAAGGGACAAAACCTTTTTGGCGTGGTCAGGACGGTCAAGCGCAATAAATAATATCTCAAATTCAAGCCGCGTCCCGTCTGGCAACAGACGCGAAACAGTGCCGCGGATCGGTGAATCAAATACCAGAGGGCACACTTCCTGCGGAAACCACTCCTGCCATGTCTTGATTGTGGTTGTTTTCAGTTCCCCGTATGTGTTGCGCACCGCCAGCCACCGCGAACGCCGCGCATTGTCGGTGCCAGGAGGAATCTCAAGCGCACGCTTCATCACCTCGGCAACACAGGCGACCGACTTGCCCGAACCAACCGGGCCCATTATCCCGCGCCTGGGATCATCATCCAGGTGAAACTGGGAAGGTGTCTTTTCTGCTATATATCTGGATTTTACCACTTATTTTGCACCCTCCGAGCCAGGCATGACAAATTCAAACGTAAAGCCGCCGTCTCCATTCTCTTTCGCATTGACTTTGGGCGCGAACAGACCCAGATGGTGCCCCAGCTTTTCCAGCGCCTTGAGCTTGTCGTTCATTTCCAGTTCAATCGTGTCAACTTCCGTCGCCTCGCCGTCTCTGTCCAGCCGGGTCATGGTCTTCACTTTGAATTTCTTAATGCAGGCTTTCTGCTCATCCGTCAGCTCTTCAAAGTTACTTATCGTCATCATGCCGTTGCTGTAGTCGACAATTCCGGGAAGATTGGTGAACGCTATTTTTGCGAATTCCTCAAGAACCCTGTCGGCTGTAATCTCAATACGCTGCTCACGCTTCTTCATTTCACGCTCAACCGCCTCCCGTATGTAATGTTTTGTAAGGTTCTCATAACCAATGGCAAACGCAGTCTTAGGAGAGTAGCCAGCACGTAAAGCCGCCTGTGTAGCATTAAGATCAACCAGATATTCTTTCACGAATAACCGCTGCTTGTCGGTAAGTTTGCCGTTGTCAGCTTGCTTTGCCATACCTTGAGCTCTTTTGTTAATAAACACAACTAATAGTTCTATTTGCGCATAGAAACTATATACCCAGTTTTATATTTAGTCAAGTATATATTTTTAATCACAAGTACTATACAATTCCATTTTTACTTAAAACTTTATCCTTGCTAATACTTCATATAACTTAATTATTCCACATAGCCCCAAAAACCTGATAATCAAATTACTTCTTGCAAAATAGATTGAT